TATCTAATTCACGAAGTTTTGATCCTGCCCATCTAAGACCTGCTTTACCGCCCCATAATAGATAAGATATAGTNCCACANGCTTTAGTATCGCCTTCATCATAGTATTCTCCTGCCCTTGATAGATAGCTNAACATTCTCTTGACAGTTTCAACAGTTATAGNTTCTTTTTTAGCTAATTGNTGCGCTCTTACTTTGCCAACTTGTGTTGCACATTTATTNTTGTTTTTTTCATTCAGATCAATNCCTCTTTTAGCGTTATTAGANACAGCNTNTGGATAATCAGAATANGACTCTANATTTTCACTAGANAGAAAGTCTTTTAATTCGTCTAAAAGCTCATTNGCTTCATNTTCTANAGATTCNTTTAANGTTTTNTCTTTNGGTCTTGACATTTTATCTGAGAAATAAGCTTCTATTGAAAAGCCTTTGACCTTTCCTTTTTTGACATATTCATTCCAAACTTCATCTGAATTCACTTTCATTGAAACCATCCAAGTTCCCATAGGAACATCCATACCATAATGTCTAGACTTATCTTGTTCTGATTCTACAATCCAACTCTCNACCACAGTAAGACCTTCTAAGGCTACTTTATGCTCTAGAGTAGATTGAGATTGATTGCCTTTTATAAAAAACAACTCAGAGGCTTTTCTGACTGTATCTTTTGAGAAGAAAATNTAGTATTCGTCTTCTTCATTTTTACGGAATATTGGTTTATTAGGAATAAGAGCTGCACCCATTAAGATTCGCTTTTCTTTGTCCTGTTCTGCAAACTTGACTTCCTGGTTTTTNAGNGCAATAAAGTCTTCTTCGATTGCAGGGTTTTCAACTACTGAAATGGCTGTNATTCCATTGTCTTCGTTTTCTTCGTCTAGTATTAATTCTATTATTTTCATGTTTATCCTATTGATGCATTTTCTATTATATTTCTGTCTAGTGATTGTGCTGTTGATACATCTCCAGATGTGACAAAAGCTTTAATTGGTTTCTGACTTTCTCCACCTATGGTTTCTGCTAACTGATTAACAGGCGATGCCCCTACAATATTAAAGTCTGGGGGTGCAGAAGGTATCGCAGCACCACCACCACCACCAGAGACAGAAGGTTTTGATCCACTTACTATGCTTTTTATGGATTTTGCTCCAAAGGCTGCTGCTATTCCTGCTTGAATAAATGGATATGCAGGCCCAATAATTGGAATTGCTGTAATTGGAGAAGATTGTGCTGTTGTAAAGGCATTTTGAACACCCTTAACAGTCTCTCTAGTCACATCTGCAACTGCCATCGCCTTGCCTATTTTAGTGCCTTCTCCTGCGAGATTTGCTAGTCTCCCTAGTGTTGCATTGTCTTGTGCTATTGCAGCATCTTCTGCGGACTTTTTAATATCGTCATCTTTCTTCTGTGCATCGTCTTTTATTTTTTGAGATTCAGCAGCTAAGTCTTTTTCATTTTGCAACAGTTCATCTTGCAGGTCTTTTTGTTCTTGTAGTAGAGAATTCGTGTTTGTGAGTTGTTCTGATCTAAACCCTGTGACTGTTTCTTCTACATCTATAAGAGCTGTCTGAGCATTTATAAGCGCAATCTGTAAATCTAGATTTTCTTTATCCAGGTTTAAAGCAGCTTGAGCAGCATCAATTTGATCTTGAGCATTTGCCATCATGACTTCTGCTTGTCTATCTAAGACGTTTCCTAATTCTTCATTGGCTGCAATTCTATCTTCTATTGACTTAGAAGTGTCGTCTCTAATTTGTCTCTGAAGCTCTGCTTCTTGACTAAATTGTAATAAAAGTTTAGCGTTTTGTGCTTCAGATAATTGTGCTTGTTTATTTAAATCAACTTGATTTTTAGCAGCATTAAAAGTTTCAACAGCATATTCCTTAACTGCTTTTGTTACTTTTTCAACTGATTTGTCTACGCCTGTAAATACGTCAACTGATTCTTTTCCTGCTTGTTTTAAGCTATCAACTGCACCAGAAAAATCTCCCTTAAACAATTTGACAACTGCTTGTCCTAAAAGACCTGCAACTTCTTTTGCTTGTTCAAATCTATCAATCAAGCCTTGCATGATTCCATCTTTTAATTCACGAAAACTTGGGATGCTTACATTAGTCACTAATTCTACTAAATCATTAAAAGCTTTTTGCAAGAAATTAGCACCAACAGCCATAGCATCCATCACTCTTTGATTACCCATAAAAAGCTCCATAAGTTTTTCAAAGATGACTGCTCCTGCTTTAAAAAGTCCACCTGTTAAAACAGCACCAACGCCAGAAACAGCTTTTTTAATTCCGCCTAGTCCTTTGCCTGCATTTTTAGATTCTTCTTTTATGTCGACTAATTCATTAGTAACATTTTGCAAGTCTTTCCTAAGACTGCCAAACTCGGCTTTTAAATTAACCTTTACTTCTTCTGCCATTTCTTAATAGTGTTAAATGAATTAATTCATTCATTGATTCTGGTATTTTGTTACTCCCTAATGCTATTCTAGACAACTCTCCTAAATTCTTAGAGTCATCTTTCACAAATTCTAGCATTTCTAAAATGTTCTTTATCATGATGTACTTTGTAAATCATTAGCATTATCTCCAAGTCTCATATCTTGTGCTGTCGTTAATGTTCCTGTAAATGTTCCACCCTTAATCATAATGACAGGGTAAGCACCTAATAATAAATGGTATTTCACAAAAGCATTTGTTTTATCTCCTAAATCTAACAATGCTGAATTGTCAGCTCCAAATCTATCTAGTGCCTTAAAAGTGTGCGATATTGCATAATAAGTATCTGCTGTTGGACTAGCAACGCTGCTGAACCATTCGACTATCTGTTTTGCAGTTGCTAGAGTTACAGGTTTTACAACATTTGTAATAACAAACCCATCTTGATTTTCTCCGCCATAAGTGCTAAAATTATCTGCTCGCATTATCATTTCCCATGAATTTTGGCTTATATATCCAGAAGTTCCTACTATACCAATCATGTTCTCTCCACTTGCATTGTTGTATTGAGTAACTGCTGAAGCAACAGTCTGAGCTATTACTAGGCTACTAATTGCATCAGCTTTATCGTTCTGGACTGTCGTGTTTGTCCTTGCATAAAAACGATAATAAATAGTTGCAGGGTCAGTCAATCCTGCTTTTTTGTAAATGCTTTTTATAGGCACATTTAAAACAGCCAGAGAAGGGATAAATGGAACGACTGTGACATCTCCAAAAGCTTTTAAAGTATCAATGTCATTTGTAGAGCTTAGATTTGTTAGAGATGTAGAATATAAATATCCGTATTCATCAAGTCTATCTGTGTCGCCTACTTTCCCTAGTGCAGTTATTTGATGACTAAAGAAAACCTCTGTTGTTGTAGAAACAGGAATCTGATCTGTGGCGATTGTCGGAGCTATAACCTTGAGGCTTGTATCTGTAAATTGACTCACAGGATTATTAGCAGAAGCTGTTGGAACACCTGTGTTTGTGTTTGGAATAGTAAAGTCTAAGTCACACCCTGCATCGACAGTAATATCAACACTATCTACACTAATATAAGTTGTGTCTACTGTTAAACAGTTGTTTTCTATTGCTTTTAGTGTTCTAAATACAGGTGCTTCAAATATGTTAGTCAGTTCCAGACTGCTTTGCTCTGTTTCAAAGTTTGTGGAGATTTTGTTTATTCTATATTCGTTATTATTAAGAATAAATTTATCCGCTAGATTTAGATTGTATATTATATTCATAGGCAGATAAGCCTTGACGCTTGTTAGCCTTTTTCTAACATCAAACATATCGTCCACATAATTTTTATAATATGTGTTAAATAAAGTTTTGGGATTTACCTGTCTTGAGAATTCATCAAATTCTGCATTAAAATTTATACTTTGTTTACCAACTAAAAATGTGCTTCCTGTCGATTCACAGTTTAATGGGATGTATGGATTAGCTACTGAAACCCCTGCACTCTTAGTTAGGTTTAACGCTCTGATAGTTGCAGTAGATTTTGCAGCATAAAACAAAAGGGGTTTTCCTAGATATGCGCTTTGCGATTCGTTTACAGAATATCCATACTGAACACCGCTATCTGTTGCAGTTAATACACTATTATTTGTAAGGTATAAATGCTCATATTTAAAATGTTCGAAGGGAACTTCTATGTCATAGACTTTTCCATCGTATTTCTCTGGAGCGTTATAGTATAAAGCACCCCATTCTGTATTGAATTTTTCTTTGTGGTTGTTTGCTAGAAAACTTCCTGTGCCTTCAAACCTAAAATCTATCTCTTTAAAAGGTAAAACAGAATCAGTCACAGTTTCAGTTTTATCGACAAAGGGTGTGATGTCATGAAAAATTGTGCTGCTCGCATAGAACTCATCTAGAGTCTGTACTTGGACAATTCCTGCTTCGTCTTCAAAAGCAGTTAGATTAAACAATTTAAATATTCCTGTTAGTAAGTCTAAGACCTTAATGTCTGGAACAAACTGTGTAGCTGTCACAGGGTTGTCAGTTGTCTTAGCTGCACTTGCTGTGAATTCAATGTCCTTTCTTCTTCCACCTGTTCTTAAACTCTTTATAAAATGAGTTATAGTTAGCGCATAACTTGAAATGGCATCTGTCTCTATAAAAAATGTATAAATGCCATCTCCTATTCTTAAAAACTGATCTCTTTTTAAACTAGAGCTTTGACCTAGTTCTGTTGTCCCTGTAAGTCCATCAAAGCGTTGAAACTCTTCTCCATCTTTTTTAATCACTAGACTATAGCCTGCACTTCCAGAAGGAACAACTGTAACATTTAAAGCTCTCTCAATTTTATTAACAGGAATTCCATCAAATATTCTGTGCTTTCTTATTTCATCAAGTTTAGTTTCAAAACTCGCATTTTTAAATCCTGTGAAAAAACTTCCAAGACCCATTGTTTTGTCCTTGCTTGTAACTGTAAATCCAGAAGCCTGGTGTTGTGCATCTTGATCTTGGAACAGTTCGCCTTCTTTATTGTGAAGCCACATATAAAGACCAGAGAAAGCAGTATTTGTTTCATTAAAAAAGTCAGTACTAAAAGTGATGCCATATTCTATCTCTATAGCTTTTATAATTGCAATTAATCTAAGTGCAGGTTTAAACTGTTTAAATGGAACTCCATAGTTTGTCGATGTTCCTGCTGTGGGGTTTATGTTTTTTAATGTGTCAGCATTTACAACAGCAGAGTCGCTATCAAAAATTAGTCTATCTGTGTGTGTGATTAAAGGAATAATGACTGCATCGGTTACTGTTCCACCTGTACTAAACACATCAAGACCATTTGACATATAGGCTGCAATATTTGTGTCATTGTAGTCAAAGCTGTAATCTTTTAAATGACTAAGAGCTGCAAGTTTATCTTCTCCGACTAGGTCTTTTAGATTTATTGTGTTGCCGAAAAATGTAAGCTTGTATGTGTGTGGTTCGTTGTTTTTTAATTGAACGCCTTCAAGTTTTATCTTTCCTTTTTTAAAAAGCTTGTAATTAAGAAATAGTTCTGAAGCTGTTTTTTTTCTAGCATCAAATCCATCAATATTAAAATTATAAAAATGCTTAAATATTTTATTATTGTTTTTTGAAGCAGGAACGTTGAATGTTTGTGTAAAAGGAATAAAGACTTTTTGTATGTCTTTAATGTCCTGGATTGATTGTGTTAAAACAACACTTTCATCTTTAAACAATTCAACTTGCTGCCCATCAAAAAAAACCTGTAATTGTAGCATTTATCTTATATTGTTAATTCTGTCGAAAGCAAAATCAAAATCAATTGTGTAATTAATAAGGTTATCGTTTAGCTGTGTTTTATACTGAAGAGACTTGGTCTTAGGTATTACAGGCAAGGTTTTATTTTCGTATCTGATCCATACATTCTCGCTATAAAAAAGCTCTTCAATGGTTTGATTCATGTTTTCACTTATAAAGCCTGTGTTCATTTTTAATGAAGTCTGAGCGTTTACATTTATCCTGCCTTTTTGATTGTCATAAGTGTTATATGTAGAAGATGTGTTTGTTATTATATTCTTTTTAAATAACTCATCTGTTACGTTTGTTACTTCGCTTGTTTTCTTAAAGAAATATAGATCAATGAAGCTTCCATATTTTCCGACAAAAGTTACTTTAAATGGTGTGTACTTTGGTTCACAGATATTAGATACCGTTATAGTCTTTTTTAGTGTCGTATCGTCTGTGTCAAAAACCTGTATTGTAGTACTGTCAGCAGGGATTGTAATATATTGAATCTTTTGATTCGTGTTTCCGTTATCTGTTATCTGAGTTGTAGTAGAATCAATGATGACTTTTCCAACACCTTCTGCAAATATTGGAAACTTACCTGATGTAGATTCTGGAAGATAAATATTAGTCGAACTTATAAGAGCGTGTCTGTCTAGTTCTGGGTTTGTGCCTTCTTCAAAATATCCGTATCCATCCAGAGCAACGTAGGTTGTCACTATAGGATTTGTCTGAAAGGGTTCGTCTGAATCGTCAAAGGAGCTTACAATAGCTCGAACATATCTTGCAATTGATATATAATCATTGTTAAAAGTCATAGTCAGATAATCTCTAACTAACTCAGCAATTTCTAGTGTAATATTTGTCTGTCCAGATATTACGTTTTTGTTTATTGAATATGCAGGTGCAGATGGTTGTGCTGTGACCAAACCTTCCCACACATAAATATCAACTTCTACTCTTTTTAATGCCATAATTTTATACTAATGTTCCTGCTTGATTGCCACCACTAACTGTCGAACATCCGCCAACTGCTAATTCTGTGACTTGTCCGTTTCTATTTATTCTTACTACAGTAAATGGAGATATTCCTGGGCCTGCTGCTGCATCAACTATTGATGTTGTAATCACATAATAAAGGTCTCTGCCATCAAAGGGCGATCCGTTTTGACAAACTGTTGTGCTTAAAACTCCTGTTGCACTAGCTTCTGTTGCTTTTATCTCTGTATATGTTCCCACTACTTGAATCTTATTGCAATGACTCTGTGTTGCTGTTGGACTAGGAGCTTGATTTGCAGGAGTACTTAAAAATAAAGTATGTGTTCCACAAGTTGGCGTTGTTCCTGGTTGTGTAAATGTGACATCACATCCACCACTAAAATCTGATCCTGCACTTTGGTAGCCACTAGGAATTACCACAGGGAAATTAACAGTTCGAGATGTGTCTACTGTAACTGTTGGAAATGCTGTTCCGCTAGCAGGTGTTTTCACTGTTGCACCAATCGAAGATGTAGGTGTTAAAATTGCTCCGTTTTGTGAAACACCACCACCAATTAAATTAGCTATAGCACAAGAAAATGTTGGAGCTGCTGTTCCTGCTTGTGTTAAATCTATTTCACAAATAATCGGTGTTCCAGAATTTGTAAAAGTTGCAGGCGGAGTAAGTTTGTAAAACAGAGTTACTGTTTTAGATGTGCTGTCTCCATTTGCTGTGACACTTGTAATTGCAGCACCACCACTTGTCAAGGATTTTTCAACTATTCCTGCTATTGGAGAAATAGGATCTGTGATTGCTCCTGCTGCTGTTATTGAACCGCCTTGAATAATACTTTTTCCTGCAAGGGTACATCCTAAAGCACTCCCCGCATTAACTGTCACAGATATGCTTTGTGTTTGCTCACAAGTAGCAGGGTAACTCCCATCTCTTGCTATTCCATAAACAGTAGTTGTTCCACCAATTACATTTGGGGAGAGAGTTAATGTACTTCCACTAAGAGCTGTCGTCACTACATTTGGATTAATATTAGATACATCATAAGTTGTCTCATTTGTAAAGAAACTCGCTAGATTAATATCTACACTAGAGCCACCTACTGTCAAAGTTTGCGCACCTATTGAACCATTTTTGGATGGGCCACCAGAACAAGTTGTTGGTTGAACTACTGAGCTTGTAACACCAGGTTGTGTTGCTGTGACAGGACATTCAAAAAATGCACTGCTAGAATTTGCAAAAATAGCAGGGGGGATTGCTAGATTAACTTTTATAGTTCTAGAAGTGTCTGAGCTTTCTGTTGGGAATTTGTTATTAGAAAAATCTCCGTCATCACTAGAGATAGATTCTATGACTCCTGCTTGTGGTTGTGGCAGAGTAATGATTCCTTGATCGTCAACACCAAAACCTGTAAGACCTGCAACTACACAATCGAAGTCTGGAAGGGGTGGACTAGGTTCGACTAGATGTAAATAAAAAGGGCTTCTTACATTTATTTTAGTGTAGGTACTCATGTATTTATGTTTTTAGTTGCTGCTTCAAAAAAGTTTTCAATGTCAGACACAAGACCTTTTTCCATTTTTGGAATTAATTCTTTATAGGCTTTCATAAATGGGTCTGTAAAAAATAAGCTTCCTCTTAATCCACGATTATAGATATTAGATGCTATCACATAACCCATGCTTTTAAATCCACCTTTGGAAAACTGTCCTTTAGAGTTTCTAAATCTTATATTCTTTTTACGAGCAAACTTCTCCATTGTCTCTGCAAAGTTTTTAAAAGTGCCTCTGCTTTTTCCAGAGCCAAATCTATATGGACTCTTTTTAAATTGCCCTGTGACAATATCTCTGCCTACTCCTTGCTGACCTTTTATCTTTGCATTAGGAGATACTTTGCTTGGGTCTTTCCCTACAACTCCTTGATCATAGAATAAACCATATTGCTTCATAAAAAACTTGATGTCAACTTCTTTATCGCTTTCCTTTAATTCATATTTTAAAGATTTAGCAAGAGAACTGTTGCTGTCTAGTTTTTTCTTTGAATTAGCAATGACAGTTTTGCCAAAGATGTTTAGTACTTGCTTTAATTCTTTTAATTCCATTAGCACTTAGTTGAAGGATTTGCCATAGTAATAGAAAAAGAAACCGCCCACCCTGCAACATTGTTTTCGAATCTATCTGTAAAAGGTTCACAAGTAAAAGGACTGTCGATCTGATAATCACTATAGTAAGTGTCAAGTCTTAATAGTTCTGCTTGAATTCTTCCTGCAACTGCAAGCTGAGTATTAAGCACATCCATCTCATTGTTGTTTCCCCTAATGTCGCTTGATGGAGCTTTCTTAGAAAAATCCACTATGTCCATAAGAATAACTGAAATGTCTGCTGTGCAGATATTCGATGTTAGAGTCACATTATTTATTGTCAAATGGCATAGTGGGAATATTGTGTTTTTGTTTAGGTCTATCTCAGTAATGTCTCCTTGAGTTACTGTATTAATAAAAGGCTCTGCAATAGCAGCATCTTTTAAATCGTCAATTATTTTAAAATAGTTGTTCATAGTGTTTTCACAAATATGGGTGTGATAGATTCTGAGTTCTCGATTTTAATGTTTACGAATTCTTCAAGCCATTCTAGAGACTTGTCAAAACCTAATTCTGGAGCTTCTTTCATTACTACATCTAAAGCTTTCCAAAAATCATAGATTGCCACCTTTGGTTCTGCTGCACTAATTCCAATCAGAGCTGACTCGAATCCATCTGATAAAACAATCTGTTCGTCATCATTTAGAAACAGTCTCTCGTAGAGCGAATCAATAAGTTCTGTTTTGTCTGGCATTTTTTATTCTTTTAGTTTCTATTTCGTTTTTTTGTTTTTCGAAGCTTAAATAAGTGAGGCATGATCTGAAATTTAATTTCTCTATCTGTTCAAACTTTGTTAAATCGCCTTTACTAATGGAGTAGAATGTAATCCACCACCCATAGACTTCATTAAGGTTTGTTTCTGTTGCTCTGTCATGCTCTTCGACTTTTTCCCCAAATAACTGAGGGAATGATTCGTTAACTCCTTTCCTAAACTTTCCAAAAAAAAAATTGCTCCAAAGGCTACATCCAAAGGCATCTGCTTCATGTCTTGTGAATCTTCTTGGTTGTATTCTTCTATCGTGTATTTATCCTTATGTGTATCCTTTACCTTTCTAAACAATACTGCCATTGCTTGATCCATAGTTGACCAATCACTCATGAGCGTATCTAAGTCAACAAATTCTCCATAGGTCATGTCATCGAGTTTAGGCACAAATCCATATTCAGTATCATTCATTTTAAAACGATTTGTAAATACAGATTTTTGACTAAACATTTTATTGATTACACCGATTACTCTAATGATCGATGTGTATTTTATTTTGACAACATCTATGAGATTGATACCACAGAATATTTCAATTGTCTTCTTCTGCAAGAAGTCTTCGTCAGCATCGTCAGTTGATATTTTACTGAATTGTTGATACTGACCAAGTGTGATCTCTGAGAGTTTGTTTGGGATTTTTAGTGTTTGTGTTGCCATTTAATAAAATACTATGTTATATATACGTTTGAGGGTGGGTAAATCGGTCTAGGTTTTTTAAATAATATGATATTGTCCTGCATTTGGATTCTTTAGTTGATAGCTTACAGCATATCTAATTGCATCTAAAGCGTGATTGTATTTATCTATTGGTGTTTGACTCTTCTTCTCAAGCCATCTGTAATTGTTTAGTTCTTTTATTAGCGGTGCTGAACCTTCGCCTTCGTCAATGATCAGATCATAGTCCTGAAGTAGTGCTATTCCGTAAGTAATACTCCCTTGACCTTTTATGCTAGGAACTATGTTGCAGGTAGATTTAAGCTCATAAATCAATCTAGGTTCTGCGGAGTCTGCTATGATAAGTGAATCTCCTGCATACTTCTTATATAATTCTTTAAGCTGTGATGTAGTTAGTCCAGGAAGATAGAAGCACAGTTGTAAATAGATAATCTTTTTGTCTTTGTCAATTGATGTTTTTACAAGTGTTGAACTGTCTGCTGAAAATCCAAAATCTGCTCCAAAAACAGGTGGAGATACTTCCTGGAACTTTCCTAGTTTCCAATTAGTAAAGATGACACCTTCTGCTTTCTCAATCCAATTACCTTGTATCACAGCAGAGTATCTCTCTGGTCTTCTGATCTTCATATTCTCTATCTGTGCAATGTAGCTATCAGATAGATTTTCAATATTGTCTAGATAGGTTGTATGTATGTAAGTGGTATCTCCTTTTGAAATGTTTGCACCTGCTTGAACTCCTCTGTCCTGGTAAAACCTTTGATATATAAAATGTTCTTTAGTCGATGGATTAAGCAGCAGGATCACTCTGTTTTGTTTTAGCTTTTGTCTAACTGATAAATCTATTTTGTCAAAGGAGTCTTCATCTATTTCTTCAGCTTCTTCCATTACCCAAGTCGTGACACCTTGTAATGATTTAAGATTTGCTGTCTGATCTCCGCTTGATGTTTTAATTCCTCTGAATAATATCTTGCTGCCATTCTCTAGATTAACAATTTCATCTTTAGTGATTTTAAACTTATGCTCTAGATTTGTCATTTCTATCTTCTCTCTAAATTCTGGTATTATGGAAACAGATGCAGAGCGTAATGTGTATCTAGTGAATAGTATTGTGTGACCTTTCTCGTGTAGTAACCCTAATAAGAAAACACCTGTAAAGAATGATTTACCAGAACCACGCCCACCTGTCAGAATTGTATATCTAGTGTCATTCCAAAACAGCTCGTATCTAGGAGAAAAATCAGTCTTTGGTTTTGTCAGAGTCATCTTTAAAATTAAACCATGATCTAAAATCAACAGAAGGGGCATCAGCTAATATATCTATCTGTTCTTTAGGTTGCCCATAGGCAGAGTCTAAAACTGCTTTAGAAGCAGCGACATCCCCTTGTCGTGCCTTTTTAATTAGAGCTAGAGTAATTAAATCTTCTTGAAGCATATCTTCTTCTTCCTGGCTTAGTGGATTCATAGCTCTAGATTTTACATTAAGCCATTTCCTAGCAATAGTGCTTCTGTTTCTTGAACCTTTAGGTCTGCCATTAGGATTACCAGATTGTCCTTTTTTCCATTCGTGTTTTTTAATTCGTTCGTTTTTTTCCATTTAGGCTGTATTTAGGCTGTATTAATTAGGATTTGGTTGTGTGAGATG